GCTTTGCCGCATGGTTTGCCAAAGCTGATGTCGGTCTAACGGTGCATAGGCCAGACCCATCAAAGACAGAAAGCCAGATACACATTTGGAAGTGCAGATTTTCATGGGTGGGGCAACAGGGTCAGGCAAGCTTGTACTTCAACCCGATAACATCCACATACACCAACGAACTTGACGATCCATTCGCGGACATGCCTGAGCCGAGTTATGATGTCAAAAAATATGGAGAGACACCGTTTTGATTAGATTAGGAAAGCAACTGCTTGAAGAAGCCGCGACTACGATAGACGCGAGGGGCGACCACTACGGTACGCCAATGGATAATTTTACTAGGATTGCCAGACTGTGGAGTGTAATACTCGACACAGAGGTCACGCCCATGCAAGTAGGGCTGTGCCTTGATGCTGTTAAGACGGCGAGGCTTTGCGCTACGCCTGAGCATTGGGATAGTCTGGTTGATAAGGCAGGATATGCGGCGGCTACAGCGGAATGCTTGAAGCCAATCGGTACAGATGATAGTAGTTGACGTTTTAAGAAGTTACCTGTAACTTTTATTTATCACTTTCATTGTGATTTTCTCCAAAGAACTAGGGGTGGCTTTTTTAGCCGCCCCTTTTCCCTCACATTTTTTCAAAACATTCAGCTATTATTTTATTGGGTGATATTACCCCATTTTTAGACATGTACTCAGATAAAAAGTTTCTTGCCTCTTTTGCTGTTAGGTTATAGGCATTCATTCCTTTTATTTCATATCTGGTTTTACTGCATCTTACTTTATGAAATTTGGGAAACCTAATGTGATGCCATTTTAGGCCGCATCTAATCCCTATATAAAACTTACTCCAAGTTATTCCGTATATTTTTCTTTTCCCTGCTTTATGCACATATGTGCAGTGATTAAACAAAACAAACTTACCAAAGCTAAATGTTTTGTCTTTTGTTTTATTAAAAAACTGCAAATACTCTGGCTCATAGGGTACTTGTACAAGTCTAGCCACATAGCTTGTTTCCAATGCTTCGTTAATAGCATTTATGTTGTTTTGAATTTTTTTACTTACGCTCATTTTTTTCTCCAATAAAAGTTTGTGGAATGCATACAGAGTAGGGAGAAGTGACAGGCTCTGTATGCTTGCGGCAGTCCCACGGCTACCGTTCAACTCCCTGTCACTTGTTCAGTTATTATGTTTCGCCTCATATAGTTTTAGTTTCTCTCTTAATGATGCGATTTCAATTTGGTAATTTTGCACCATTCTTTTACGCCCAGCAGACGCCTTGTGAGATGAGGAACAGTATTTCGCATCCTTAAAAGAACGAAACATTGATCCGCACCACTCACATTTGTTTGTATAAAAATTACAAGAAACCTTAACTTCAAGAGAAGTGTCTATCGGAACGAATATGGTATGACCCATAATCTTCTTTTTGTGCTTCATCTATGTTAACCCCCACTAACACCCCAATGCATTCTAATTACATTGCCATTGGGTTGCAGGTCTGCAATATCACCGTCCGATCTGTTCCCGATGGTGTACTGCTCACTGTATTTGTCAAAAGTCATATACGAAACAGGACGAGCCAACTTTCCTACTTTGTTGCACTCATCAATATAGCTTCTCTTTGCTTGATCGATATTCATTGATATCTCCTAATCGCAACTCTCTAGCCGCTCTACATGGGCGTAATGACAACCATCTTCATTTACAGAGAACCTGCGAACTCTAGTGTCATAGCCTAGAGGCGGATAACTTGCTTTGTATTCTTCAACTTCTCTGTCCAACGACTTTTCATCATTAGCAGTCAAAACAACTTCGATTGTTCTCATTACCATTGCCCTCTTTTCATAACTTGCACTGCACCGACCCCGAATATAAATATGCCAGAATAAAGCACAACAACTCCAGCTAAAAGATTGTTGTCTGGGTTTTCCACCCACCCGATGCCAGCAAAGGATACAAACAGTCCAAGCATTGTAACTGACGCCCATCTCAATAAGTTACCCATAACTTTTACTCCCTATCTTCCAAAGCGCACTCGACAGCTTCCTGAGCCTCAAGAGCCATGATCAGCTTTTGCCTATTGTCCTTGTGATAAGGATGCATAAGCTGTTCGATGATTGTGTCCAAACCAACCTCAATGGCATTCATTTCGGCTGGTGTTACCCTAAGATTAATTACAGTCATTTTGTCTCTCCCTTTTGTGACCAATATTCATTCCAATGATCAGACATCACTTCAGTCTTTTCTTCATCTGACATGTGAGCCAACAGGTGAAAAGACCTGTTGATCACTAGCCTGTCTTGAAGTTCAGTGATCTCTTCGCACTCTCCAATGTACTTTGAGACCTCATCTGCGAACCACTCTTCGCTACGCAGGACATAACTTGACATACCCATTATGCTCCCTCTCTTTCCATTTCATTTAGAGTTAAATTAACAACACGACTGCCATCAGCGCGGCATCTGTAGGCTTGCACCACCTCAGTTGATGATGCGCCGACCAGCCCCTTCACCTCTCTACGAGCCTCAATCTCAGCGTCAACAATAGTTTCGGCCTCAATCATCACAGTGCGCTGCACCAATGCCTCGACTGTAACTTCATAATATTTTTTACTCATCTGTATCTCCCTCAATAAAAACAATTTCACCGCAAGGCTTTTGAACCATGACAGAGTGGACTTCCATTCTGTCTGCTACATCTTTTGCGATTGATAGAAAAGTTGAAACCTCGCTTGGAACATCATGCATTGCACACTCGACTTTGGCACATGGGATAGCCCGATCATCGTTACGCCAAAATCCAGTAACGTCATACATGGTTGCCCCACCAAAGTTTTTGATTAGGTCTTCCACTACGTTGCGGTGAATATCCACCATCTGTCTGCCACCCGATATGAGTGGCAGTATGATAAATGCTAATTTCATTATATCCCCTCTAACTCTTTAAGGACATGAGCCTTGACCCTGCGGTCAAACAAAGCCTTGCAGTCACCTAGTGTCCGATGAAAGGCGTGGACGTTGTTCGTTGCGTGAGATGGGTCTCCACTTACAAAATCAAAGATAGGCTTTTCCTTGGATGCCTGACCGTAGACCATTAGCCAGCCATCATCTTCAAATGCCTCTTTGTTTTTGACACCGAATGTTTTGACATTAAACACGGTGGTCATCTCATCATTGATGTGATCAAACTTTTTGATGCTGGCTGAGTAAATGAACCGCAATCCGCTTGATGATTTGATGATCGGGATGCCCCGCTCCATGACTGTTTTGTGCCAAGCGCAGGATAAAGTTACATATATCTTTTTCCAATACTCTTTGCCATCATTCTCAAAGCCCAATTCTAACTCAGGCTTTTTTCTAATGCTGACATCAAAGGACGAGCGTTGGAACGTCATGTCAAGAACCCGACTTGCAACTGATGCCCCTTTTTTACCGTGGTCTGCGACTGGGTGATAATGCTCCCGCACTCTTTGCTGCCGCCTGATCTTGGTCATAGCGTCAGTCAATTCATCAATGTATGAAACAATTGCTCGCCTTGCGTCAGAGTGAATTTTTTCAAAACCTTCTTGGAACGCATTTGCCTCATCATCCATGCTATACTTTTCATTCTTGGCAATCGCACTGATGAAAGAGTGAGGGATGCCCCACTCTAGTTGTGCTTTGCGGATTTGATCTGCCGCAAACGACAGGAACTTGTGCTGGTCTCTGGTAACATTACCCATGTCTATTCTCCCATTTTGAGGATAGCAACCTCACCCCAAGGGGCGGTGTCGCTTCCAATGTCAGTTGAAACCCAAAGCACTGGGAAGTCCGGTGTGTTGGGGAAGTCGAATATTTCCAAGTCAGTCAGCCCGACAAAGTTGTCGCAAGGCAACTGGTGGTCTTCGATGTAGTCAAAGACTGGTGTGACCCTAGTGCCACCCCTGCCATTGATCTCGATTTTCTCAATAACCTCACCCTGTTCGTAACGATGAACTGTGCGAACTTTTACATCGCAAGTTATGACAGTAACAGAGCGAGGCTTTTGATCTTCGGTGATGGCGTTCATCTCACCAAGGAAATGAGACAACTCATCGCCTGATACTGACCCTGATGTGTCAACGTAAATGATCACATCACCAGCACCCACCTTGTCAACGCTGGGCAGATAAACGCCCTGATTGAACCACGCATTCTTTTGTGGTCTGCGCCATGTGTAATCATCCGGCTGATCACCACCGATAAAGCGGTTAAGAACATCACGCCAGTCGATCTGGCAACGCCGCATCACTTGGACTAGCTGGTCAATCTTGGCTGGCAACTTGCCCTGAGCCTTGGCAGCATCAGCGGCCATCAGTGTCTTGATGTCCAACTCAGCTTCGATCTGGCTGGCCTCAGCATCAGACAATGGCTCACCATCATCACCCATGGTTTGTATGACACCGCCCCATGACGGTGCATCGTCAGGCGTTTGATCGTCAGGCATGTGTGAATAGATGCGC